GCCACCTAAATCTGGGACTAAACAAGAGAAAAAAATATCAGATATTCTAAGGGAACTTGGATTACGTTTTCAAGAACAGGTGACTATCGGAAATTACTGGGTGGACTTCTTAATTCAAGATGTCCCGTATGTTGTTGAAGCAGATGGTTTTTATGGTCATTTTAAGAAAGCAGATTCTATCAGAGACGAAAAACTTAAAGAGTTTGGAATTAAAAAAATTATTCATATCAAAACAAATAAAATAGATGAGATTAGAAAAATTCTATTGAGAGAGGTTTTTGATATTGACGAGGAATTAAAATGCCAGGAATAAAAGAAATATCTACAAACAAAAAGAATACTCTTAAAGAAGAGCTATTTGGAGAAGAATTAGTTAAAAGTATTGATAAGCATCTTTATGTTGCTCCAGGGGAATCAAGAAAAGGTACTTTTTATCCGTCTGCTTTAGGAAATTCTTGTGATCGAGCTCTTTTTCTTTCATATCATGTTGGATTGCCATCTAGTGAAATAAGTCCGCAGTTAAATCGTATATTCGATCACGGAAATGCTACTCAAAGTAGATATAAAAAATATTTTTCACAGCTTGGTTATCTGGTTGACGAAGAAGTGGTAGTTAAGCATCAATTTCCACCAATATCTGGTCGTGCAGACTTTTTACTTAATATGAATGGTTTAATTTATGTAGTGGAATTAAAGACAATCAATAAAGATGGATTTTCTGGTTTGTCTGGTCCAAAATCAGATCATGCGACTCAACTTCAAATTTATCTCAATATGCTTGATATTAAACAAGGTGGAGTTCTTTATGAATGTAAAGATAATCAAGATATAAAGATATTTGATCTTAAGCAGAGCAAAAGTGCTTGGAAAAATATATTGAAGAGGTGTGAGAAGATTATAAATATGGGTATTATGCCTCGACTTCATGAAGTCGAAGGAATTCATGATAGATATTGCCCATGTTTATTAGTGAAAGATGAGTCTTAAATGTTGCAAAAAATATATGATGGAGTTATTGTTAAATCTAATCAATATTTAAAAGATCTTGGTATTCCAGAAATTGATGTTTCAACTATTTCCCAAAAGAAAAATATTTCTCTTGGAAATCTACCTTCTTCAACCAATAAGCAGTTAGAAGAATATATATCAGTTTTTGGTGGCTATCTTGTTTATGTTAAGCTACAATTAGCAGATTTAACTTCGAGAAAAGGTGCATTGGACGCAATTTTTGATGAGGCTCTGTCTCGAAAAGTATCTGAATTAGACAGAAAATATACTTCTTCTGGGGCAAAAAGAGTTCTTCGGGAAGTTTTACATGGTGAAGCTATGGAATCTTCTGAGGACCTCAAAAAGATAAAACTCCAAAAAATTGAACTTGAAGCTACTATTTCAAAATTAAATGGAATAAAGGATGCTTATGATACAGCCTATTTTGCTGTATCCCGAGTAGTTTCATTAAGAACAACTGGAGTTATAAGTAATGACATCTAATCATCATATAATAAATAGATACATTATGTTAACATCAAATATTATGAGTAAAACAAAAAATGAAAGTAGGAATTGATTGTTCTTCTAAAGCTATTCATGTAGCAATTTTAGATGATGATAAAAAATTAAAGAAGTTATTTAAATGTGAGAGTAAAGCAGCACTTTCTGATGAAAGATTTCTTGAAATTGTACCAGCTTTTAAAAAGAAAATGAAACGTTCTATTAAAATAATTAACAAGGCTATGGTAGAAAAAGAGCTTTATATTCAAAATCCAGCAACAACAGTAGCTATAGCAAAAGTAGTAGCTGGAGTTCAATTGACTTTATCTGAATTTAAGATTCCATTTGAATTAATAACTGTAACTTCATGGAAAAAGAAAACTATAAAAGATCCTTGGGCTAAAAAAGAGCAAGTTCAAGCTTTTGCGATTAAGACTTTTGGCAAGAAGAAAGACTTTAAAGATCAAAACTTTTGTGATGCTGCAACAATTGGTTTATCTGGATTTGATGAAAGGGTTAAAGTATGACTTTAGCTATAAAAGATAAATGTCGTTTTCCACCGTGTGAAAAAAAGAGATATAATACTCAAGAATTTTGCTACAAACACGAAGACGTGATTGCATTTTTTTTATGGTTTATAAAAGAAATGGAAAAGATATCTGAAGAGGCTAAAACAGAGTCTGGATTGGTTATTCCAGAAGCGTAAAGAGAGGTTATGTTATGGCTGAACGAAAACCATGGAGTAAAGTTAGAATTGGTCACAACAAGATCTATTCAGTTGGAATTGAGTTGAATGAAAAGGATGAACAATCTAAAGCGGTAGATAGAGTCAACCAAGAGGCTATTGACGAATGGCCAAAGGGAGTTTCTGAAGAATCATTAAAAGAAGAAAACCCAACTCTTGTTTATTGTAATTTCTTTGATTGTGTTTGGAATAAGAAGATTTCTGGTTTAAAGAAGTTTATGACTGCGTCAAAAAATGAACTTTCAAAGCCGTGGAATTTTCCAGATGATGCATACGACGGGGTTTGTTCTAGAGGAGTGATTGCTATTCGTAAGTCTAAAATTACTATGGGTCCATCTGGATCTGGTTCTTATAAAAAAGACGTTCCGGAATGTTTTACGATGGGTAAGGACGGTCGAGCTACAGATCATATAGACTTTACAAAGCTAATGCCGCAAGGTGGTAATATTCCTGACCCGGTTGGAGGGGGATATGTTTAATGGTAGCTGAAAAGAATCCTGTTCAAACTTCTTTTCCAGTTGAAATAAAAGATGAGGCTCTAAGAATTTTTCTTGAAAAAGATGCGAAGATTCAAGACATTGTCGATGAGCTGAATAAGAAGCATGAAGGTTTAGGTTTAACCTATACAACAGTTAGATCTTGGATTTCCAATAATAATTGGACAGATATTAGAGCTGAAATTGCCGTTCAAACAAATAAGTCAATAATTGATTCTGAGGTAGCTAGAAGAAAAGCCTCTACCAAACGTCAACTAGAAGATTATGATTTATTGCTTGATACTGCAAAAGCAGCTTATCCAACATTAGATTGGAAATCTGCTGGTGAAGCGGCTAAAGTCGTAGATGTAGCTATTAAAGGTCAAAGGACGGTTCAAGCAGGAATTCTTCACGTTGAATTTGTTCAAGATATTTTTGATGCGATTGTAGAAGTTGTTAAAGACGAAGACATTAGAAGTCAAATTGGGTCTCGTCTTAAGTTGGTTATAGCAAAATGGGACGAACGAACAGGGAACCAGGCGGAAAATTAGTATCTTATTCTGACGGCTTAGCTTCTCTTGTAGATAAGCTATTAGACGTAAAATTTGTTAAAGTTGGTACTTTTTGGGAATTTATCCGAGATATTTGGTCTCTAGGATACGAAAAGAAGTCATACTTTGATGCTTGGCATGTTGGCTACATCTGTAATGAACTTGAAAGGGCTTTAGCCGAAGATAAATATTTTATGGCAGTTCTCCCTCGTATGCATTTAAAAAGTACAATTCTTGGACATGGATTTTCTGTATGGCATCTTTTAAAGCAACCTAGCGACGCCTCTCTTCTTTATCTTTCATATAACGCTAAGATGAGTCAATATCATATCAAAGAAGCTAAAAATGCTATTCGACGTAACCCAGTTTTAAATCCAATAATGACAGATAGATCTAACGATGCAGATTATTCATTTAGGTATCAAATTGGTCGTCGTCAAATTCAAATTGAACATGGTGGATTATACGCCTTCAAACGAGGAATGCATACTGGAGCAATGGTAGCAGACGATCTTTTAAAAGATCCTCAAAATCCATTAACCCCAGATCAAGTCTATAAAATAGAAGAGCATTTTAAAACAGAATCTATGTTCATTCCAAACAAGGGATGTCCAATTATTGTTCTTGGTACTCCAATGCTTCCCGATGATTTGTTAGCAAAATTAAAAGAAGACGAGAGATTTAATTCAGTTATTCTTCCGGCTCTTGACCCACTTCCTGGAAAAAGAGTTTTATTCCCAGAGCTTTATTCAGAAGAAGATCTTCTTAAGATTAAAAAAAGTTCTCCTTCTTCATTTGAGACTGAATTTTTACTAGCTCCAAGGCTTTCAACAGATTCTTACTTTTCAGAAGCTGAAATTACGTCGTGTGAAGATGTTAACTTAAGAAATTACGACCCAGACTCTGAAGATCTTCAGGAAGAAATCAAAAAATATGACTATGTTGTAGCTGGATTTGATATTGGAAAGAAAAAGCATCCTTCTCATATTGTAGTCTTTGGTAAGAAAGAAGAAAAATTTTATCAACTTTACAGTCGATTTATGGATCAATGGTTATATGATAATCAAGCTGAACATTTAAATAAAATTGCAGAAAAATTTCATGTGACTAGAGGATATTATGATAATACAAAAGCTGAATTAGAAGATCGTGGACTTAATAGAGTTTGGCGTCCAATAACATTTACCTTAAAAAGTAAATTTCAGATGGCTTCAGCATTTGATCATTATGTCCATTCTGGTATGTTTTTCATAATCGAAGATAGTCGCCAAAAAAGTCAAATAACTTGTGTTAATAGAGATTTACAAGCAGCAGAAACTCCTGCTGGACATGGAGATTCATTTTTTTCTTGTGCTCTTGCTTGTCTTGCTTTAAAAGAGCTGGATACTAAATCAATAACTGATCTTGGTGATATGAATTTTTTTATAGAATCTTCAGAGACTAAACCAATTTCTTCAGTCTATGGTTCCCAAGCATTTGATAAGCCAAAAGAAAATAAAATTTCCTGTCCAACTTGTCATCAACATATTGGATATGATGTAGAATCTGGAATTTGTATTATTTGTAAATCAAATAAAATGGAAGCACAGCTTAATAAACTTATAATGAATCGAGGAAATTAATGACAAAAGACGAATTTATGTCTGCAATTGAAATTATTGCAGAATCTGTTTGGAATTTTCATGAAAGATGGGGCTTTGAAGGTTCAAAATCGAAAGACGGAAATGTTGTTGGGCTTGTTTTAAGAGATCCTCAAGAACTTTTTGAAAATGAGCGTCACCAAATTTTAGACGAAGAAATTAATGAATTTAAAGAAGCCATTTCAAAAAGGCAATTAGATCAAGCATCGTTAGAGTTAGGAGATGTTCTTTTTGTGGTAATTGGACATTGCAAAGCATATGATCGAAATATATGTTCTGCTTTAAAAGAAATTGCCAAGAAAAATGATAATAAAACCAATAAAACTCATGCTATTAGATCAGATACAGGAAAGCTTCTTTCTCTTGAAAAAGTTGAGAAATGGTCTGGGGCTGAAGAAGAGCGTAGATATCATTTATTAATGTCGTATTCAAAGGGAGACTAAATTCATATGGTATATGAACTAGAAGATGTACTAAAATCAACCCTTTCTTTTTTTAATGGAAATGATCTTGCTTCTGACGTGTGGATCAATAAATATGCAATGAAAGACAAGGGAGGAAACTTCCTTGAAAAAACCCCTGAAGATACTCATAGACGTATGGCAAAAGAATTTGCTAGAATAGAAAATAAATATTCTTCTAATTCCTATAAGGCAAGCTCTTTATCTAAATTTGGGCAAAATTACTTTTCTTCTTCAAAAAATCTTTCAATGAGTGAAGACGAAATTTTTAGTTATTTTAAAAATTTTGACCACATTATCCCTCAGGGAAGCGTCATGGCAATTCTTGGTAATCCATATGTTTTTGGAAGCCTATCTAATTGTGTTGTGGTTGATTCTCCTTATGATTCTTATTCTGGTATTTTCTTCTCAGATCAGCAATTAGCACAGCTCTTTAAGAGGCGTTGCGGCGTTGGAATCGATATATCCACATTACGACCACAAGGAACAGCAGTCTCAAATGCTGCTGGAACTTCTACTGGAGCAGTTTCCTTTATGGAGAGGTTTAGCAATACTACCAGAGAAGTGGCCCAAAATGGCCGAAGAGGGGCATTGATGATAACTATGGATATTAAACATCCAGATGCCGAACAATTTGCGTTAATTAAGCAAGACTTGAAGAAAATAACTGGTGCAAACATCTCATTAAGAATATCAGATGAATTTATGGAGGCCGTTGAAAAGAATACTGAGTTTGTTCAACAGTGGCCAATTGATTCTAATCATCCAGAAGTTGTTAAGACAATTAATGCTCAAGATCTTTGGAATAAGATTGTTAAATGCGCACATAATACTGCTGAACCTGGCCTGATCTTTTGGGATCGACATCACCATTATTCGACTTCTAGTATATATCCTAACTGGAAAAATTCTTCAACAAATCCGTGTGGAGAATTGCCACTTAATCCAAATGATAGTTGTCGTTTAATTACGTTGAATATGTTTGGATCAGTAGATAGTCCATTTACTAAATCAGCTAAATTTAATTATGAACGTTGGTACGACGTGGTTTATAAGGCACAAAGGCTAATGGATGATCTTGTTGATTTAGAAATCGAATCAATTGATCGAATTATCAACAAAATAGATTCAGATAAGGAGCCGGAGCATATTAAAGCTACTGAAAAACAAACTTGGATAGCATTAAGACGAAATGGTATGCTCGGAAGACGAACCGGGTTGGGATTTACTGGCCTTGGTGATGTGATTGCAGCTTTGGGATTTAAATTCGATTCCGACCAAGCAATGAATGTAACAAATGAAATTATGAAAATGAAATGTTTAGCTGAATTTGAATCTTCCATTGACATGGCCATTGAACGTGGGGCATTTACAGATTACAATTCTGAGATTGAACTTCAGTCAGATTTTGTTAAGATGTTTTCTAAAGAGTTTCCGTCGGTTTATGATAGAATGTCAAAATATGGTAGACGTAATATTTCAATTTCGACAGTTGCACCCAACGGTAGTACTGCAATTATATCTCA